CGTAAGCGGAACACGAGTAAGTGGTACAAACGGTGACTTTACTAATGTATCTGGAAACGGCTCTGCACTAACAGCACTGAATGCAAGTAACATTTCAACTGGAACATTGGCACAAGCACGTTTGGCCAATGCCACAGTGACATTGGGTAGTACAGCACTCACACTTGGATCCACAGTTACGACAGTTGCTGGATTGACCAGTGTGACATCAACTACATTTGTAGGTGCATTGACTGGCGCAGCCACCACAGCAGCCACTGTGACCACTGCGGCACAACCTAATATTACGTCAGTTGGTACATTAACTGGCCTGACACTAAGTGGTACATTAACTGGCACAACTGTCAATGCAGCCACAATTGGTAACGCAGGGGCTGCCTTTACTGGTGCAAGTATCTCAGCGGCCACAATTGGTAACTCAGGAGCATTGATAACCGGTACACTACAAACTGCCGCACAAACAAATATTACTTCGGTGGGTACTTTAGGTAGTTTAAGTGTAACCGGCAACATCACAGGTGGCAATATCTTAGGTGGTGCCAATGTCAATGCCACAACTCACACAGGAACCACAGTTTCGGTAACTGGCAACATCACAGGTGGTAACATACTCGGTGGTGCCAATGTCAATGCCACAACTCACACAGGAACCACAGTAAGTGTCACAGGCACAATTACCGGTGGTAATCTTAATATTTCGGGAAATGCGGCTGCTGCCACACTTTTATCTGTGACAGATACAGCACCACAGGGATCCAGCAAAACAGTTAATATTGTTAATGGTACAAACGGCCTTGCAGTTGTGGCCAACATTACCAATGGTTCTTATAACAGTTTACAATCTACTGGCGATATAGCATTGCTGGCTACTGGTACTAGCATAGGTAACGTAGGACTTTCAATTATACCTTGGGCAGCCGCCACTAGTGGTATAAAAATGAACACAGTATCAAATGTGACCACTATAACACTAGCGGCAACAACAGTGTCAATTGTTGGTAACGTCACAGCTGGCACTGGTAACATTACTGGTGGTAATTTAATCACAGCCGGGCTAATCACAGCAACTGGTAACGTCAGTGGCGGAAACTTGAATGTAACAGGTAATATTGTTGACACAGGTGCATTGACAATTATCACAGGCGCAAGTGGCAACGTTAGTTTGGCACCCAATAGCACAAATGTATTGGTTGCAACTACTACTGGTGCTAATATCACAGGTACACTCAACGCCACCGGTAATGCCAACGTGGGTAATTTAGGTGCCGCAACAGTGGCGGCTACCACACTAACAGGTACGTTATCAACTGCGGCACAAACCAATATCACTTCGGTGGGTACATTGGGCAGTTTGGCAGTGACTGGTAATATCACTTCGGGCAATCTAAGTAGCACAAACATTGTGGGAACATTGACCACAGCCGCACAAACCAATATCACTTCGGTGGGTACATTGGGTAGTTTAAGTGTTACAGGCAACATCACAGGTGGCAATATCTTGGGTGGTGCCAATGTCAATGCCACAACTCACACAGGAACCACTGTGAGTGTAACTGGCAATGTAACTGGTGGCAACTTAACCACTGCTGGATTAATTACAGCTACTGGCAACATCACCGGCGGTAATATAAGTGGCACAAATATTGTGGGTACGTTGACCACTGCGGCACAGACCAATATTACTTCATTGGGTACATTGGGATCATTGAGTGTCACTGGCAACATCAGTGGCGGTAATTTATCAGGTACTAGCATTGTGGGTACTTTAACCACAGCCGCACAAACTAACATTACTAGTGTTGGCACTCTGGGCAGTTTGAGTGTGTCTGGCAACATCACAGGTGGTAATATAACCACAGCTGGTAACTTGGCAATTCCAACAGCAACTGCCAACACCAACACAACACAGGCTGCAACCACAGCATTTGTGGTGGGCCAGGCTGGTGTGCTAACTCCAGTAACAATTGGCACAGCCGCAGTTGGCACAAGTTTAAAATATGCCAGAGAAGACCACACACACGGAGGTGTTGGGTCAGCTGTGGCAGGTACTGGTATTTCTGTAAGTGCGGCAACAGGCGCAGTTACTTTCACCAACTCTGGAGTGACCAGTGTTGTAGCAGGCACAAATATTGCAGTCAGCGCCGCAACTGGTGCAGTCACAGTCAGCGTTACTGGCACAGTTCCAACAGCCACCACAGCTGGCACTGTGACCACAGCGGCACAACCAAATATCACAAGTGTTGGTACACTGACAAGTGTTTCTTCTTCAGGCAATGTCACAGGTGGTAATTTAATCACAGCCGGGTTGATCACAGCAACTGGTAACGTCAGTGGCGGAAACTTGAATGTCACTGGCAATATAGTTGACACAGGTGCATTGAGTATTATCACAGGTGCAAGTGGCAATGTTAGTTTGGCACCCAATGGCACCAATGTGTTGGTGGCCACAACTACTGGTGCCAACATCACAGGTACACTCAACGCCACTGGCAATGCCAATGTGGGCAATTTAGGTGCCACCAACATTGTGGGCACACTATCAACTGCGGCACAAACCAATATTACAAGTGTGGGTACGTTGGGATCATTGAGTGTGACCGGTAATATCACAGGTGGTAACATACTCGGTGGTGCCAATGTCAATGCCACAACTCACACAGGAACCACTGTGAGTGTGACCGGCACAGTTACGGCAGCCAATGTCAATGCTGCCGCAATTGGTAACTCAGGTGCTGCCTTTACTGGTGCAAGTATCTCAGCAGCCACAATTGGTAACTCAGGTGCGCTGATAACTGGTACACTACAAACAGCGGCACAAACTAATATTACTTCGGTGGGTACATTGGGTAGTTTAAGTGTTACAGGTAACATCACCGGTGGTAATTTAATCACAGCCGGCGTTGCTTCGGCAACAGGTAACATTACAACATCAAATTACTTTGTAGGTAACGGTGCGTTTTTAACAGGAATTAGTGCAGCCATTTCAGTGTCAAAGATTGAAAACGGCAACTCTAATGTTTGGGTGCAGTCAAGTGGTGGCGAAGTAGCAGTTACAGTAACCAACGTTTCAAACGTTGCAGTGTTTGGAACCAGCGCATTGACCCTTGTTGGTGGATACGCAAATCCAAAAACTCTTTCTAGAAATATCACAATTCCTGCCAGCGTTAATGCTATGCTAGTTGGACCAATTACCATTGATAACGGGGCAACTATGACAATTCCAGATTCGTCAGATGCTTACATATATCTATAACCAGATGCTAACTAAATAATATTAACAAGGAAAAACAAAAATGCCATTAATTTTAGACGGCACATCAGGTGTATCAGCTTCGGGCAACGTGACTGGTGCATTCCTGTTTGGTAATGCAAGTACAGTGACTGGACTCAGTGCCAGCAAGATTTTCAACGGAACCACCGAAGCCAACGTGGGCTCATCGGGCGGCAATATCACATTTACAGTGGCTGGCACAGCAATTGCTGGCATTTCTACTGCGGGTATTTTTAATCAACAATCCAACGGAGTTGGAAACATTGGCTCAGCAACAACATATTTCAACACTGTGTTTGCCAAAGCAACAAGTGCGCAATACGCTGACCTGGCAGAAAATTACGTAGCCGACCAGGAGTATCCAGTTGGAACTGTGATCATGATTGGTGGTGCCAAAGAGGTAAGAAGTAGCAGTGCTTATCACAGCACTAAAATTATTGGCACAGTCAGTGACAAACCAGCTTATATCATGAACAGTGGATTACAAGCTGAACATGTAGTCACAGTAGCTCTTACTGGACGGGTGCCATGTCAAGTGGTTGGCACCATTCAACGCGGTGATCTGTTGGTGGCCAGTGAGTTACATGGCATTGCAACAGTACTAGACCCAGTCTCTTACCAGCCAGGCTGTGTTATTGGCAAAGCACTGGAAGAATACAACAGTGAAGTTCCAGGGATAATAGAAATAGTAGTGGGGAAAATATAATGCAAAAACAATACCGTAAAGACTATGATGGTGAACATGTACTAGTACGAACCACAGTTCGTGACGGCGAAAAAATTCATGAACGTGAATGGATTGGCAATCCCATTAGTAATCAACACATTTCAGGTCGCGCCGCTGTGATTGGCAGCGATTCAGACCTGTGGAGATTTGATTTTAAAATGTTAAAAAATCATCGAGGAGGATTGTTGGGCAGCCAACGACTTCAACTATATGGTGCTAACTATATGTGGCGTCACATGGCGTTTGATTTTGTTGTAGCAGGAATTGACACAGAAATTGAAGAAATTAAAAACACTGGCTACAACAACGAAAATATTGTGTACACCAATAATAGAAATTGTATGCAAAATCCAGGACAATTTTACAACATTCCTTTTAGTAAAAAATTAAATGAATTAGCCGGTGCAATTTACATGGCAGCGTTTGATGGCCACAATGAAGTTTTTCTGATTGGGTACAACAAAGATCTTGAAGAAACAATGGGAACCAATTGGGTCCATGATGTTAATACTGTGTTTAAAGCCTACAATGATACAAAGTTTTATTTGGTTGGTACAGAGTCAAACATGTACGATACCTGGAGAAACAATCGCAATGTCAGTTGCTTGACCTACCGTGATTTCATCACCTATTGTGATGTATGAACTGTGGATAGAATTACATTAATTTTTTCCTGTACAACATCAAAATTAACAGTATTCCATAATCCAGGGTGCATGGGCTTGGGCCATGCACCACCTTCAATCCATGCATAGCCAATGTGCTCGTAATTCAAGTTTGGTTGAAATTCTTGTTTTACGCAACAGAAAAATGTATGATAAGAAAATGCCAGGTCCACACTGGTGAATTTCTCCAAGGGAATCAAGCTTAGATAGCTGGGCATAAACCCCAACTCTTCGGTGCATTCTCGCTCCATTGAGTCAAGCAACGTTTCTCCAGGATCTTGTTTACCACCTGGCAATCCCCAAGTCATTGGATGTCTGGGATCTTGACGCATGAGATAAAGATAGCGACGAGTTTCTACACTGTAGAACCACACTCCCACTGCGTTCACAATACTAGGCTCCAATCACCGCCTGAGTACAATCCTTCGTAACTCTTGACCCATTGATGTTTGTCCCAGCGGTATTGCAAGCCTGTGGTAAGATTGGTTACAAATTGCACGTTGTCAAAATGTTCTCCGGCTTGAAAAGCAACAAACCATCCAGAACTGGCATCGTATTCAATTATGTCATTGGCCCGGGCCACTACTTGCCCCCAAGCAGCCGGGGGGTATGGATTCGTCAAGGATCCAACATCATTTAAAACTAGATAACGTTGGCCGCCGTCTGCCGCTGGTAACCCGGCACCAGGACCGCTCAACAACGGATCAATCACTGCGTTGATTGGTTCTAGTGTGTTTTGTGGAATTGTGTCAGTGTCAATGTCGTACAGCAAAAATCTATCATCAGATGGATCATAAGTGATGGTACCAACTATTTCAGTGTCATCTCCCCAGAAGCCGGCCAATCGAATTTGACTTATTCCTTCACGAATAGTACCATACATACCAAGCACAGCTTGCCAATGTTCGTTGCTGGCGGGACTTACAGGAGCATCAACGCTGCCATTGGGTGGATTAACCACCACAGATTGTTTGAGAATCTGTAATTTATTACCAACCAGTAACACTTGGTATCCGTAGGGAGTAAAAAACTGTCGAGTGCCTAGTAATAAATCATCATTAGTTATGGCGTTGTATATATCTCCCCTGGCATCAAATGTAGAAAGAATAATTTTTTCTACAACACCAAGCTTCTTGACCTTGGCTGGACTTGAAATCCAAATTGGCAAAGTAAACCTCATGGTCATTATGTCAATGGGATTTTCAGTGCCTTGTGGAATAGTCCGACTGCTCCAAGTAGTAGATTCAAGTTCAACAACACTTAGGCTGGTCCAATCAATGTAGTTTTCAGTGCTTTGTACTTCCAAGGCTGGATTAAACAATGTGGCCACTTGCTCAAAAATTTGAAACTTTTGATTGGTGTTTGATGTCCAAATGTCACAGGTTATG